CCGCCGATCATGACGCTGACCGTGTTGCGACCACGCTTGCCCTGCCGACCAACGACGGTCACCGACTCGCCACCAGAGGTGGCAAGAGCCATGTAGCAGACCTTGCAAATGCCTTCGGCATTCACACGCCGCGCCTTCTTGGCGAAGCCACAGCACTTGCACTTCACCTTCTCAGCCTTCGGCTTCACATCCGCCACGAGAGCCTCAACCTTCTCAGCAGCCTCCACGACCTGCACACCCTGATCCTCGTTGAGGATCTGGATCAGCATTGCAGCCTGCTCCGGGGTGAGGGCTTCGATCTTCTCGACGATGCTGTTGGCTTCCATTCTCTTTACTCCTTACTGGTTTCTATCTTCCTTCACTTCGTTCAGGAAGATATAAACCTAGTAAGGAAGTAGGGTTTTCGGCGGATTCTCCCCTATTCTCTCTCTATAGAGAGAGAGAATAGAAACATATCTTCTTTATCTAGACTAACTAATGCCAAAGGCACTTAGTTAGTATCTAGATAGAAGATATAAACCTAGACTACTAGAACTACGTTCAGTAGTCTAAGTGTACAATACTACACAATCTTCGATTGTAGTAGTATTTGGCTTAGTTATACACTATCTACTAATACTTTGTATTAGATAGAGAGTGTGTAGATTGGACTAATAAAGATACCAACATAGTTGGTATAAGTATACTACTACTCTGTAGTAGTATATATATTATATACTATAGAGTAACATAGTTACTCTTAGTATATACTGGCTGATAATAAAATATAATAAACCCTGTTTATTATATAATATATTCTACTTGACTCGTAAAATACTCCCTACATTCTACTAGCAAATGCTAGTAGGCTCCTTGTAAAATATCAGGCTCCTCGCAACGTCACATGCGCATGCGTACCCCCGTTCACACCCTCCACAATATATATAATTACTATGCATATATTTTTGGTACATTTTGAGTTTGGCTTAGAATAATGGTATATTGTTAAAGTTTTATTAAGATTTGTGTTTTGATGTCCGATTTGTGTGTTTCTGGGTGTTATTATTAGTAGAGGGGTATTTTTTTAAGGAGTTGTTATGTTTGGTTCTAATGTTCAACCGAAGCGGCGGGTTAAGGAAGTTAAGAAGGAGCCTTGGTATTGTCATTCTTGTGATTTGGAGCATCCTCATTATTATTCTAAGTGTCCTAAGTGTGGTGGGCATCGTCCTCATTAGGAGTTGTTTTGGCTAATTATACTTATAGTGATGCTAAGTTGAGTGTTTCGGGGCTTGAGTCGTTGATGGAGGAGTTTCCGGGTAAGATGGTGTGGTTTGTTTCTAAGGGTTATGCGCCGCACTATTATCAGGTGTTGTTTCATTGTGATAAGAATGGTGCTAATCTTACTCGTTTTAGGCACTTGGTAGCGGGGCGGCGTGGTGGTAAGACTCTTAGTGCTGCGTGGGAGGTTCTTTTTTATTGTTTGCATCCTGAACAATTCCATTTGGATGCACACGGTCGTAAGAGCGACCAGCCTTTGTGGGTGTGGGCGCTTTCTGCTTCGTATAAGGTGGGGCGACCGTCGTATTTGACGTTCCGTGATGTGTGTATTAAGGCGGGATTGACGATTGGTAAAGAGGTAAAGGAGAATAAGGGTGGTTTGAGGTTCGAATTTAATAATGGTAGTCTTGTAGAGTTTAAGTCTGCTGAGGATCCACAGTCGCTTCGTGGTGCTGGTTTGGATATTCTTTGGATGGATGAGGCTGCTTTTATTAAGCATGACGAGTCTTGGGGCGTTATTCGCCCTTCTTTGTCGGATAAGCAGGGTTTGCTTATTACGACGACCACTCCGAACCAGAAGAACTGGTTTTATGAAGAGTTTTTTAGTGATGATGCTCGTAAAGACGCGAATAATAGTCGTGTAGAGTATCGTAGTATTGATAATCCTTACTTTCGTAAAGAAGAATGGGAGTATGTGCAGTCTAGATATCATCCGCTGCTTTTCGCACAAGAGTATATGGCGAGTTTTGACAGTATGGCAGGCAAAGACCTAGCCGGAGATTGGCTGCACTATTATGATTCTAATGATTTGATTGATGAGGATGGAAAACCGCTTAAATTGCGTAAATACATGGGAGTTGACCCTGCGATCAGTTTGTCTGCTAATGCTGACAGGTTTGTGATCACTATTATTGGGGTGGCAGACTCTAACGAGGTGTTTCTACTAGAGCAATACGCGGCGCGAATTCCATTCGCAGAGCAACTCATTAAGATTGAGGAGTATTATATTAAGTATAAGCCGGAGATTATTGGTATTGAGTCGAATGCTTATCAGGCTGCGCTTGTTCAGCAGACTGAGCGTCTTACTAGTATGCCTCCTGTTGTTCCTATGTTTGCTAAGGGTAAGAAGTGGGAGCGTATTCTTGCTATGAGTCCTTTGTTTAGGATTGGTAAGGTTAAGATTAAGAAGGATCATGCTGATTTTATTCAGGAATGGGTTGATTATGATTCTTCGATTCGTGCTCCTAAGGATGACTGTTTGGATAGTATGGAGATTGCTCTTCGTACTGCTGGCGCGTTGTTGGGAGAGTTTGTTGTTGAGAAGCCTAGTGTTGTTTCGGCTATGCCGGATTGGGTTTTGAATGATTTGCCTTCTGGTAAGAAGGAAGATAAATATATTGACGAGTTTATGGGGAGTATTTGGTAATGCCTAAGTTTACGAATGTGCGTAATGCTTGTTGTGATGCTATTACTGGAGAGCGTTTAAAGCCTTCGGATAGTGTGTTTGATACTGAGATTGCTAATCGTAGGGATACGATGATGGCGCGTAGTCGTACGCGCCTTGTGAAGGAGGAGACTATTGTTTGGTTGGCGGAGCAAGCAGGATACGTTATTACTAAGCGTGATGCTGGAGATTCTGGAGACACAAAAAACGTGGACGAGCCAGATGTTAGCGTTGGAAACGGAGAGGCTGAGGTTGGAAAGCCTAAGGCTGGAGGGAAGTCAACCTCTAAGCGACGTTCCGATGGGCCAGTTAAGGATTAGTGAGGAAGAGCAGGATCTTGATTGGGCTTTAAGTAATGGCTTAGTGACTCCCTATGAGTATAAGAATTTGCTTGAAAAGACGGGATTAGCGCCTGCTGATCTTGAGTTGCTGTAAGGAGGCACGAATTGAGCGAGACTACTGATTATATTGATGATATTCCTACTGGTTTTGCTTCGGCGGCTAGTCTCGTTAAGCGTGTAGACGAGTTGGAACGACAGCGCGAATTGCTTGCGCGACAATGGAAGTTAAACTTATCTTTTTATAAGGGTAAGCAGTACGTTTTTTATAATCGTAAGTCTCGTAGGATTGAGTCGCTTCCTACTGATGATGGTGATAAGCCGCGTTATCGTGTGCGTCTTGTCTCTAATCAGATTGCTCCTAATACTCTTTCGTTGTTATCTCGTCTTGTGAAGTCTAAGCCACAGTTTTTTGCGACTCCGGGGCAAGCATCGTATGAGGCGCAGAAGGCTACTCAGATTGCTGAGAATATGCTTGATTATTGGTGGGATGCTTTGCATCTTACCGAGAAGCGGGAAGAGGCAATGATGTGGAGTATTATTGCTGGTAATGGTTTTTGGAAGATTACTTGGGATGATAAGGCTGGTCCGGGTATGGAAGTGCTTATGGATCCCGATGGGCAGCCTATTGTTGATCCTATGATTAAGCATTATTTTTTGAAGAATCTTGAGGACGCTGGTGTTGATGATGATATGTTTAAGCGGCGTATTTATCAGGGTGAGATTCGTGTTGATGTGATGAGTCCGTTTGATGTGTTGTTGGATGATTCTGCTCAGGTGTTTGAGGATTGTAAGTTTGCGTTTTGTATTCATCCTTTGTCTAGTGAGGAGATTTTTGATCGTTATGGTGTGCGTTTGAAGCCTAATGCTGTTAATCGTTATCCTGATGAGACTCTTCCGGGTGCGTTTGGTAATATGGATTCTAAGACGACTGAGAATGTTCGTGTTGTGTATTATGGGTATTTTGTTCCGGGTGGTAAGTATCCTGAGGGTCGTTTTGTTGTGTTTACGAAGAATCCTAGTATTATTCTTTATGATGCTCCGTGGCCTTATCCTTTTGAAGAGTTACCGCTTGTAAAGTTTCCGGGTATGCGTGTGCCGGGACAATTGTGGGATGGTAGTGTTGTTGAGCAGGCTGTGCCGTTGCAGAAGGAGTTGAATCGTACTCTTTCGCAGATTATTGAGTATAAGAATCTTACGTTGAAGCCTCAGATGATGGCTCCGATTGGTTCTTTGCGGCAGCGTGTTACGGATGAGCCGGGTGCTATTTTTGAGTATAATCCTGTTGCTGGTAAGACTCCTGAGCCTATGCCGTTGCCTTCGTTGCCTCCTTATGTGTTTGAGCATATTCAGGATTTGGGTGTGCGTTTGAAGGATATTTTTGGTTTGAATGAGATTATGGAGGGTGCTGTGCCGCCGAATGTTGAGGCTGGTGTGGCTATTGATCTTCTTCAGGAGGCTGCTACGGATCGTTTGGCTCCTCAGATTATGATGATGGAAAAGGGTTTGGAGCGGGCTGGTAATCTTATGCTTCAATTGGCTCAGCGTTATTATAATGAGCCTCGTACGATGATTATTACTGGTTCTGGTTCTAAACCTAAGATTGAGCGTTTTGAGAATGCTGATCTTATTAAGGGCGTTAGTGTGCGTGTTGAGGCTGGTTCTGGTCTTCCGCGTACTCGTGCTGGTCGGCAGGCTCGTGTGATGCAGATGCTTCAGATGGGTATTCTTAGTCCTACTAAGGCTTATAAGTATATGGATATGGCTGATTTTAAGGGTGTTCAGATGCAGTTTGAGGCTGATGAGGAGCAGGCTATGCGTGAGCATGATAAGTTGCTTGATGGTGGTATTCTTAATGAGCAGGCGGCTAAGCAGGCTCAGGAGCAACTTATGATGAGTATGATGCAGGGTGGTCAGGTTGATCCGCAATTGTTGCAGCAGAGTGTTGATGCTGGGTTGCAACCGTTGGCTTATGAAAATAAGTCTGCTCATTTGGAGGCGCATGCTGCGTTTATGAAGAGTGCTGAGTTTGAGACTCTTCCTGCTGAGGTTAAAGATGGTTTTTATAAGCATTATCAGTTTACTATGGAGGCGTTGCAGGGTGAGGCTGCGCCGACTGGTGATGCTCCGAAGGTTAGTCTTCAGTTGCGTGGTGCTGTTGGTCCGACGGTTGGATCTAAGATTCTTAATCAGTCTGGTGTTAAGGAGGTTACTCCGCAAGAGTTGTTGGAGCCGCCGCTTGATACGGTTGTGATTGATAATAAGGATAAGCCTAATTCTGAGGGTGGTGCTGGTGGTCAGATGGATCAGTATCAGATGGATTTGTTGCAGAAGTTGCAGGGTAATCAGGTGCTTGCTGATCAGAAGGTTGCTAATACGCTTGCTGAGCAGGCGGTTAAGAATGGCTAAGAGTCGTGTTGAGTGGGATGATGATTCTAAGGCGGCTGCGTATGTGATTTGGATTAGTAATGGTAAGAGTGTTAGGCAGACTGCTCGTGAGACTGGTATTCCTGTTTCGACTATTTCTTATTGGGGTAAGGATTGGGAGAAGAATGGTCCTCCTGATAATCTTAATGAGAAGATTGCTAATAATGTGTATGAGTTTATTGCTCATGCGAGTAGTGTGCGCGAGACTGCTATGCGTAAGTTGGAGGAGTTGATTCCTCAGGCGGAGGTTAAACAGTTGAGTGCTATTGCTACTGTTGTGGGTATTATGGATGATAAGATTCGGCTTGCTAATGGGCTTGCGACTAAGCGCACTGAGACTGTGCATACTCTTCCTAGTAAGGAGGAGATGCGCGAGTTGATGAGTGGTTTTGCGGATAGTCTTGTTAATGCGGCTGAGGATCGTTCGGCGGATATTATTGAGATTTCTGCTGAGAGTGTTGTGGTGAATAAATAGCGACCAACCAGAATAAACTGGAGTCGTTCTTATAGGAGGGTCACATGAGTGACATTGATATGGATGGGGCGTTAAACGCTCTTACGGCTGAGTTACCTGATGAGGTTGCTGAGCCGGTTGTGTCGGATGAGAGTATGGTGGGGGATAATCCTGATGTGGAATCCTTTACTGGTTTTGATCCGACTATTCTTCCTGAGGATATGCAGCAGGTGTATAAGTCTATGCAGGCTGATTATACTCGCAAGACTCAGGAGATTGCAGAGTTGCGACGTAATTATGAGTCGTTCTCTGAAGCCGGAGTTGATCCTGATATTGCTCTACAAGCAGTCGGATTCCTTGATGCGTTGAATAATGATCCGTCATTTGCTCAGCAGGTGGCGACGCAGATTCAGCAGACTTTGGGAACACCTGATGTTAGCCAGACAATGAATGAGTTTACTCCAGATAATTATAATGATACGAGTTACGATGGGCTTCCACCGCAGTTGCAGGCGGAGTTGAGTGAGATGCGAGCATTTCGTGAGGAGATGGTTGCTATGCAGGCTCAGCAAGAGATTATTGGTGAGTTAGAGGCAATGGAGGATACTATTCGTACTCTTAATCCTAGTTATAGTGATGACGATTTTGAGGCGATTTATTCTTTGGCTTATGCTACTGATGGTGACTTAATGGCTGCGGCTGATACTTATCATAGTATTCAGCAGCGATTGTTGGGGAATTATTTGGAGGCTAAGACTGTTCCGCATGGTGCTACGCCTGCTCCGGCTTCTCCGTCTAGTGTTCCTTCGCGTTCTTTTTCGAATGTGGATGATGCTCATAAGGCGGCTTTGGAGGCTGTTCGTAACATGTCCTAATTTGGA